TTCGGTTCTTGCCGGTATGATCAGTACCGCAGAAGAAGCAATAATTGGGGCCATCGATGACACGATTGCGGTTGAAGTTTATCGAACTTACCCTCTGTTCAATCAGGCGGTTAGGGTGCTGGTGGACTTCATGTACTACAGTCGTGGCACGTTGTCTGACCAAAGTAAGGCCTATCCACCCAGCTATGCTTACATGATCAACAGTATTCGTTGGAAGATTCAGCGTGATCAAGCAGCAAAGGCTGGTGGGACTGATGGCTAAATTTAAAGTAGCCGATTTCAGCCGCAAGGTTGATCTCGGCTCTCCAAAATCACACAAGACTGGTGCCGGCATTAATATCACCAGCTTTGTTCCGGCTTATAGTCTGCATTTCAAACAGCAAAATAGGACACTCACCCAGCAGTACACGCTTGTGGGCACACGTTTGGACAATTCAATCACTATTATAGTCCGTCACGACACTAGAAATGCTAGTCAGAAACAGGCACGCCTTGATGGTATTGTGTATGACATTTCAGACATTAGCCCAGACGATTCAAACGATGCTATTCGTTATGACTATCTGACCCTAGTCAAAACAACTAAGGGGGCATAACCGTGGATATGGATGAGGCACTTGGGCAATGGCTTAAGCAAGTATCAAAGGCCGCACAGCTTTCTATATCTGACCAAGAGAAGATTACCAAGGCTGGTGCTGATGTTTACGCCGAGAAGCTAGCAGAGACCACCAAAGAGAAGCACCCAAATACTAAGGGAGACGGCGGTAAGTATGGACATTTGAGCGAGGACATCAGGAGTGCTGCGGGAGATATTGACGGTGACCATAATGGAAGTTCAACGGTTGGGTTCCACAATAAAGCCCACATTGCTCGCTTCTTAAATGACGGTACAAAGAACATCCGTGCTGACCATTTTGTTGATAATGCCCGTGACGATGCCAAAGACGCTGTATTTGCCGCTGAAGCCGAGAAATATCAGGCAATGATTGCCAAAGCGAATGGTGGTGGGGATAAATGAGCGCCGTAGATGATGCGGTAACAATGCTTAGCCAAGCCGGGATTGCCAATATTGATGAAGTTAAAGGCAACAATTTGCCGCAAGAATTAGTCGATAGTCTTAACAAAACTGTTGTGTTGATTACTGATGCTGCTGATGATCCTACCGCCCATGGTAACAATTATTTCTGGGCATTAAATCAGGAAGTAGAAGTACAGATTTTTTACTCGCAATTGCTTGATTCTGATCCCGAAATCATTGAGATCGCCATGATGAAGGCTTTTACTCATCAACATTGGCAGGTAGCCGCGGTTAGACAACGAACATTAGATCCAGATACACAGCAACTTTTTAACACATTTTATTTCAGTAGAACAAAGAATATTTAGGAGGTATTCAAATGGCAACAGTAGGTTTATATCAAATCCAGCTAGCTTTGGTTGATGCACAACAAAAGTTAATTTCTGGCGCTGATACAGGACTAAGCACAGACGGTGTCTATACTGTCGATCACAAAGATTTAGGTACTAAAACGGCAAACATTACAGGCTTAGCAGGTACAATTGCTAAGATCTATGGCAACAACAACGTTCAAGACGTTACCGTTGGTACTTCAGAACCAACAGTGGCTTTGGATATTAACAACTTGGATTACAAAATCAAGCAGCAAATTAAAGGCTTTGTCAGTGATACCAAGGGCGGTTATACGGATGAGAATTTGAAGGCTCATGTGGCCTTGCTTATTACCACTCAAACCATTGATCGGACGCACTTTGTTTACTATGGATTTGGCGATGGCATCATGACCGAAACCGCAGCTAACATTCAGACTGATGCGGCAGCAGAACAACGCGTAGATGACACTTTAACTTACACAGCACTTTCTACTATGGCCTTTAATAATCAGCCGTACAAGATTTATAGCGATCTTGATAGCAAGTTTGATAAAGCCAACATGTACAAAGAAGTGTTTGGCGGATATGTACTGTCACCCTCATTAGGCAAATAAGCCGGTGCTGACAGACGCAATCTGACACAATTTTATAGCAACAACTGATGAATGGCTCACGAACGTGCGCTATTTTTTATGCTCGAAAGTCGCTTTCTGGTGAACTTGGTGGTGTCCGATTCACCACAGCGACCTTATCAAACACAAAGGATGGTATTACAGATGAAAATTAAAGTTAGTCAACTTAGCAATCGTGTACATGAAGTCAAGACAACCAATCGGAACATGGAAAAGATGTACGATCTGCAACTGCTCATGGCCAAGGCAGACGATGTTGCCGATATGGAACCGGTAGAAATTATTAAGATGCAGCGCGATATGCTGCATGACTCAATCGATTTCTTGACAACAGTTTTAAATCTGAACAAGCAAGAAACGGAAAAACTTGGGGACCTAGAATTTGCCGACACTATTCAAGTAGTTAATTACACTTTTGAACGCATGATGGGCATGAGTGATGAGGATATTGACTTAGCTGCCAAGAAGCAGGATGCCAGCAAAAGCAAAGATTAACCCAGCCGTCAAAGTTTATGAGCTTGAAAATCAGGTACAGGACTTTAGATGGATGAAAAAGCAAGCAGTCATGTATTTCCACTGGTCAATGCAGGATTTTGATGATGCTGATTATTTTGAAATGCTGGAAATGATGTCTGCCAAGGATAAGAAAGATCGTCCAATTGATCCGGCAATCATGTGGCAACAATACCAAGAGAAAGGGTGATTGAAGTGGCACAACAAATTAATGCAACAATGAGCACCAAGATTGCCCTTGATCTGTTGTCGGCAAGCGAATCCGTCAAATCATTAACAGCGGTTGTTCGTTCAAGTCAAAATGCTTGGAAAGCTCAAGAAGCGGAGATGAAATCTGCTGGTGATGCAGTTGGCGCTGCTCAAGCTAAGTATGACGGCTTGGGGAAGTCCATTGAGTCACAACAGGCTAAGATTGACGCCCTAAAAGCCAAACAAGCTGAGTTGAAGGGCAATACTGCCGATGTTGCTCAACAGTTTTTGAAGTATCAACGTGATATTGATGGTGCAACTAAGCAACTGGCCAGTATGCAATCTCAGCAAGACCGTGCCAAGCAAGCAATGGACTATCAAAAGTCTGGGTTGGCAGGATTACAGCAAGAATACACAGCTGCTGCACGGGCAAATCAAGCCTATGTGACTCGCCTAGAGGCTGAAGGCAAACAGCAAGAAGCCAACAAGGCCAAAATGGAAGGCTATAAGTCCGCCATTACCAATCTGAATGAGCAGTTGTCTAAACAGTCAGCTGAGTTGGATAAGATTGCCAGTGCTAGTGGCAAAGACTCCGATGCTTGGCGAACGCAGAAGACGCGTGTTGATGAGACAGCTACCAGTTTAGCAAAAGCCAAGTCTTCTATGACCGGCCTGCAAACTGAAATGGATAAGGCTAACCCATCTGTTTTCAACAGAGTTAAGGAAGCTATATCGGGAACAAACAAGCAAGCGAAAAAGACACCGGGTTTGCTTCACAAAATTGTTGAGGGTGGCTTAATCACCAACGCCATTACGAGCGGCTGGCAACGTCTAAGCTCAAGCATTACTGACACGGTAAAGTCTGGGCTAGAACTTAACGAGGCCGGAGAAAAGCTAAATATGACGTGGGAGAACATGGGCAAGTCGGCCAATGATGTCCATATTCTTTCCGACCAAATGTCGTATTTACGAAGTGAGACTGGTGCAACCGGTGGCGAAATTAACAACATGCAAACCACCGTTGATACCATGACGCATGGTGTTACAGATAAAACTCTCGTCATTAGTGCTGGTATTGCCAGCATTGCCACGGCTTCGCACAAAGGCGGAGACGGCATGGATTCCTTGTCTAAAGCGATGACACGTGTCGTTGCTTCAGGTAATTTAACAACAACCAACCTTGCCAAACTTGAAAAGCAGGCTCCTACCTTAGGCGCGCAATTAGCCAAAGCTGCCGGAGTCAGTCAGGATTCATTTGCCAAAATGGTTGCTGACGGGAAAATCAAGTCTGACGACTTCATGAACTTGGTTTATAAAGTTGGGACAACAAGCAGGAGCACATTTGACCAATTTGGAAAAACTAGTGAAGGTGCCCTTGCGCAGCTGTCCGGTAGTTGGACATCAATCAAGGCTAAGATGGCAGCACCATTGCTTAATGTTAAGAATAGTGGCATGCAATCACTTGCTGGAATTTTAACATCATCTGTTGTTCAAAGTGCCGCTACTACACTAGGTAAAGGGCTGGCAACTATTGCTAATTGGGCCAAGAATGTTCTGGACTATGTTTCCGCACACAAAAAAGATGTTACTGGTATTGCCGGAGATATGTGGGACATTGCCAAAATTGCTGGTAAAGAAGTCTGGTCCCTGTTCAAAACTGCAATCAAAGACATTGCTGGGTGGCTAAATGTCGGTGGTTCCAATGCAAAGACGATGAAAGACCCGCTAAAAGCTATCCATGATGTGCTAGACGATATTGTCAAAAACAAATCTGGTATTCAAACTACCGTCAAAGTAATTGCAGGGCTTTGGATGACAAAAAAAGCACTGGAATTTGCAGCAGGATTGGGTCATGTGTACAGCGGTCTGAAAGCGCTGGGTGATACTAAACTAGCTCAATCAATCCTGTCCAACTTCAGTAAATTGAACATTGGCAGCAAGCTAGCTAAAATTGCAGTTCCTGTGGTGATTGCTTATGACGCGATCAGTGACTTAAAGGATTTAACAAAAGCGTTTGGCAAGCATGGCACTGTGGGACAAAAGTTTTCTGCTGTTGGTGAGACATCTGGCAGCTTAATTGGCGGCGGTATCGGTTTCATGCTTGGTGGACCCGCGGGCGCCGCAATTGGTGCCACAATTGGCAAAGTGGCCGGTAAATGGGCTGGAGATGCCGCTAAAAAGTTCACAGATGGCTGGAATTCTAAAAAAAGGCCAGCTAATAGTTGGCTAGGCGGCATTGGCTGGGATGCCCGTCAAATGACTAACAGTGTGGTCAAATGGTGGAACGGCATTAGCAAATCCACTGATGCTGCACAAAAAAAGCAGCAGAAGCAGCAAGAAGCAGCTAATAAACGGGCGCAAAAAGACTGGAATGGATTTTGGGACGGTGTTGGCAAGGGCTGGACTAGATTTTGGAATGATGTAAACAAGAAAAATTCTAGTGCACAACAGCAACAGAAAAAACAGCAAGACGCAGCTAATAAGCAGATAAAGAAAGATTGGGATAGTTTTTGGAGCAATGCAAGCCATGGCTGGAACAACTTTTGGTCAGATACTTTAAAAAACGCCAAAAACGGTATGCATGATACAAAATCACGGATTGATAGTGGCAATGACAGTATCCACAAAGGCTGGGATAACTTCTGGTCAGACACTTCGAAAAATTGGAACGGATTTTGGGGCAATGTTGGTAAAAAAGCTCAAAGTGGAATGTCAACAGTCCATGGTTGGGTTAATGACGGCAACAGCAAAATAAATTCCGGATGGCGTTCCATGTGGTCAGGACTCAAGTCTTTCTTCGGCGGCATATGGGATGGCATTAAAAAGGCTGCAGCGGATGGTATGAATGCAGTTATCAACGTTATTAATGGCGCTATCGGCGGCATCAACTGGGTTTGGAAGAAGTTCACTGGCAAAGACGCCCTGAGAAAACTATCTCACGTTCACTTTGCCAATGGTGGTATTGTCACTCAAAAGATGCATCTTGTCATGGTCAACGATGGTGCTGGACCCGATTGGAAAGAACTTTACCAGTTACCAAATGGACAAATCGGTATGAGTCAACAGCGTAATGCCACAGGGCTATTACCAGAAGGCACTCGTGTCTTTAATGGTAAAGAAACCAAAGCCATTATGAATATGGCTGGCGTTGAACACTATGACTTAGGTGGTGTAATTGGCGGTGTTGGCAAATTCTTTTCTGGTGCTTGGGACAAGTTGGAGGCCGTTGGTGATTGGCTTGCTAACCCTATTGGAAAAGTAACCGATTTAATCAAGTCAAGTATTAGCGGCATTTCCGGCGGTGTTGAAATGTTTAGCAACTTAGCCGGTGGTGTTATTAACAAATTGACAGGCAGTGTTGTTGATTGGTTTAAAAAAGAACTGAAAAAGTTGCAAGACACACTAGGCGCTAA